AGCCGAAGCGGTAGTGCTGTGCAGAAAAGCATGCAAGCAACTTATGGTCAGCGTCCACAATTAATTCGGAGGTAATTTGAATAATCAGTTAAAAGTTGACCATTATGTGTATTTAATGGAAGATAAATTCGGAGTAGTTCGCTATGTAGGAGAGGGTAGAAATAAACGTCTAACTGATCTAAGTGGTAGAACTTCCGAATTTATCTCAATATATAATGATGGTGGTAAAACTTACAAAATACGTGAAAATCTTACCAAAGACGATGCTATTAATTACGAAGCCGAATACTTAGATTTACATTTAGGTAATCCTAGTAGTTCCATAAACTTAATTAATAAGATTAAACGGAGGGTGTCTAGAGATTTGAGTTACGAAGCTGCATCTAACCTTTTTGAGTTGGATACCTTAACTGGTAATTTAATTCGTAGATCAACGGGAACATGCGCTGACAGATTTGTTGGCGTACCGGCAGGTTACACAAACCCAAAAGGGTATGTTATAGTTTCCGTAAAAGGTTTGTCATATCGAGCACATAGAATCGTCTGGGTCTTATATAATAAACAAAATATACCAGAGTCGTCTATGGTCAACCACATAGATGGGAATCCTAGCAACAATAAACCCAGTAACTTGGAAATTGTAAGTGCTGTTGTGAATTGTCACAAGAAAGTAAATTACAATTTAACCAAAACAGGTGTTCTAGGTGTAACGCTCAAAACACATAGGGGTGAAATTGACAGCTTAGTTTGTGCAAGTTATGCAACCCCTGATGATGGTAATAAATATAAGTATTTCTCCGTCAAAAAATATGGGCGAGATGAGGCTATACGACTAGCAACTGTATGGCGAACTTCTAAGTTAAGACAAACTTACCCTGACATTTATAAGGATTAAACAATGGCTGTGAGTTACACATGGCCCTTGTCTCTACCGCAGTTACCTGATACTAACTACACCGAAACAGGTGGAGTGAACATCATCCGAACTGCGACAGATGCAGGGCCAGCTAAACAAAGAAAAAGAGGGAATAAACCTCAAGTCCTACAACTGACGTTTACAATGAGTAATACCCAAGTCCCTATCTTTGAAGATTTCGTAAAGAATACTCTTCAAGGTGTAGCAAGATTCGGATATACTCATCCTCGTTTGTTGACAGTAGTAGAAGCACGGATTATCCCTCAGTCTCAAGGTGACCTGTACACGATCAGTTACATTTCACCTGTGAGATATTCCGTGCAACTTTCAATGGAGATCCTACCATGAGTCGTTTAGGTACAATGTCACCTGCTGCGATTCGTGCGGTATTCTCCCCTGAAGCGGATAGCGATCTTTATATGCTGCTAACCATCTACGATCCAAGTAATCCCTCTGCAGTGATTGCTCGGTTAGCTGATGGTTATACTCAGCGTATTAGTGAAACAGATACTGATGTTGTATATGGTGTTGTCAGCAGAGGTGAGAGCTTTGTGTTCTTACCTTTGAACATCTCTCTACCAACGGAGAGTGACGATCAGGCTCCTACATGTAGTATTACAATTACGGATGTGACTCGGTATATCATGCCGTTGATTCGGCAGTTAAACGGTCCACCGAGCGTTAAACTTGAGTTGGTGCTGAGTAGCACACCAAACGTTGTAGAAGCGTCATTTAGCGAGTTCTACTTGACTGGAATCACGTATAATGCTGAATCAGTCTCTGGTAACCTGAGTATGATTAACTATGATCTTGAAGGTTTTCCGCAGCACTCATTCACCCCGTTTCTATTTCCGGGGTTATTTTAATCCCAATTAATGAAAGTTCATAATATGCCAATTGAAACCCCAGTAAAAGAATTAAACGTAGAGAAGTACATTGGCATCCCTTATGAAGTCAATGGGCGAGATATGCAGTCCGTCGATTGCTGGGGCCTCGTCCACTTGATTTACAAGAATGAACTAGGTATTAATCTCCCTAGCTTTGCTGAAGAAGGTATTGATGCTACTCGTACCGAAGAACTAATCGCAAAGTACAAAGAAGGTTGGGAGCCTTCAGAGAATATTAACGCCGGCGATGTGGTTATCTTCCGCATCTTTGGTATTGAATCCCACATTGGACTGGCTATTGATTCGGAGCGTTTCATTCACGCTCGTCTGGGTTATAACTCAGCGATTGAACGTTTCGATAGCTCCAAATGGAAAACTCGTATTGTTGGTAGCTATCAGTACAGTGAAAAGAAATCCGTAGTACTGAACGGTATTCCGCATCCATTGCGGACTGAGCGCATTACTACAGCTATTCCTGCCGGTACGAATGTACTGCAGTTGCAAGATTGGGTAATTAAAGAGTACAATATTGCAGAGAGTTATAAGGCTCTTATGCATATCTTCGTCAATGGATTGAAGATTCCTGAAGACATGAAGAGTGCTACTGTACTGAAAGATACGGATGTAGTCGAATATAGAGTTGTACCCAAGAGTGGTGATCCCGTTCGTACATTACTCACTATTGCGGTGGTTATTGCAGTCGCTGTATACGCTCCACAATTAGGCGCGTACTTTGCTGGAGCAGGTGCAAGTGCAGGTGCTGTCGCAGGTTATACAGCAGCAGCATCTATTGGTCTAACCGCAGTAGGTATGGCCCTTGTAGACGCTGTAGCACCTGTTCGTATGCCTACATCACCAGTAGGTGTTGCTGCTTCTGCAAATAATCCCGGCTCGGCTGAAAGTCAGCTGATAGTCAATGGCGGTTCCAATCAAGCTACACCTTATGGTGCAATTCCGTTTGTGCTTGGTCGAGTACGACTGACGCCTCCATTCGGAGCCAACACTTACAATCTGTTTAGTGCAGATGGTAAAGAGTCGTACTTGCGAATGCTTCTAGTTTGGGGCTATGGTCCATTGTTTGTGGACGAAAGTACCTTGCAGATAGGCGAGTTGCCAATTAGTAATTACGAAGGCATCACTCAAGAAACTCTTACTCGTATTACTGAACCTACCGCGCAGGAACTGGCAAATTTTAACGGGTTGTACGGTACAGATATTACACAAATTGAGTCTGGCGTGGAACTGAGCAGTGACGGTCCGGCTGGTTCGGTCGTAGCTGGTCCTTGGTTGGAATCTTCCAGTTCAGATGGTTCTGCTATGGATTTTACTGTAGCCATTCATTTTCCACAAGGTTGCCGAAGAATTCAGAATAGTACTGGTGACAGCTTTGCTTCTCCTGTCACTATTGAGATTGATTACAAAACATCTGCGACTTCTACATGGACTACTACAGGCACTCATATCATCGGTACGAGTGTAGCTAAGGATGCATTCACATGGTCAAAGAAGTTTACCGTAAACAGTTCTGGTTATGATGTACAAGTACGAGTCCGCAGAAATACGGCTACAGGTAACGGTGCTCCTGTTGATAGCACCTCGCAGTACCTCTTCAGTAGTATATTGGTTAACACTACCTTTAGTCGTAATACCAAACCTGCTATTGATCCAATTAACTGCAAGATTGCTAAGACTGCTTTTGAGATTAAGGCGTCGGATCAACTTAACGGTCAAGTTGAAGGTATCAACGCTATCTGCTGGACATACGGTAAATCGTGGAATGGTACAGCTTGGGTAGATGGTAACATCAATAACCCTGCCGCGCTGTTTAGACACGTTCTAGAGCATCCTGCGAACCCTCGTAGGGTAACTGACGTAGCTAACAAGATTAACCTGTTGCAGCTTGAGCACTGGCACGAGTACTGCACTGCTAGAGGTTTTACATATAACTCCGTGGTTGGTTCTCAGCGTTCTGTACTGGAAATCCTGCGTGATATTTGCGCTGCCGGTAGAGCTAGTCCAGCAATGGTTGACGGTAAATGGACAGTCGTAATTGACGAACCTAAAGCTAATATCGTGCAGCACTTTACACCGCATAACTCTTGGGGGTTTGAAGGTACTAAATCACTCCCTAGAATTCCAGATGGTCTTCGCGTTACTTTTGTAAACGAAGATAAGAACTGGCAAGAAGATGAAACGATTGTATATGCTACAGCTAACTCCGCAAGTAATGCTGCTTTGTTAGAAAGTATATCAGTTCCCGGTGTCACCAAACTGAGTCAAGCAAAAGATCACGCTCGTTGGCATATGGCGCAAGCTAACCTTCGACCTGAGCGATATTCTCTGAACACTGATATTGAATATATCGTGTGCAACCGAGGTGATCGTGTAAAGGTAATGCATGACGTTCCGATGTGGGGATTGGGTTCTGGTCGAATCAAAAATAGACTAAGTGATTTAACGTTTGAGTTGTCCGAAGAACTGCCAATGCAAGCGGGTGTTTCCTACAGCATTAGAGTGCGTGGTAAAACAGGTTCTAGTACTGTCCGTCAGATTCAGAGCAAACCTCTGGATGGTTACTACGATGAAATTACGATTACCGTATCAGCAAGTGATTCTGAGATTGACAACGATGATTTGTTCTTGTTTGGTGAGAATCAGCAAGAGGCTCAAGACTGCATTGTGCTTAGTATCGAACCTCAAGATAACAAGACGGCCAGATTGACTTTGGTTGACTATGGGGTGACTTCAAGTTACAATATCTTTACGGATTACTTGAGTTACACCAACAGTATTGCGTTTGAATCTCAGATCAGTATTGCGCCTAAGTTACTGATCCAGAGCTTCGGTGATAAGGTTCCTACGATTACAGGCATCATTAGTGACGAACGAGTGATGCAGAAGATCGCTGCCGGTGTATTTCAGTACAATATGCAAGTGTCCTATACTAACGCTGCCGAGTTGCCTGCTAAGGTGGCTATGGTGGAATTTCAATGGGATTATAGTACGGCCATAGATGACTACGGTAGTCGCAGCAAGCAAGTGAAGTACAATACAGGTTCTGTGTTGATACCGGACGTGGACGAAGGTAGTACTCTAAAGGTACGCTGTCGGTACGTAGGTGAAGATGGTAGAACAGGTATGTGGTCTACATACAGTACCAATACTATCGTAGGTAAAACAACACCACCAAGTCAAGTGCAAGGGTTTGCCGTTGCAGCAGATTTGAGTATTTCGAAGCTGAGGTTAACATGGGTAACAAACCCCGAACCTGACATTAAGCTTTATGAAATACGCACTGACTTGAATTGGTCCAACCCTGTTAATCTAGTATTCAAAGGAGATGCTACGTCATGTCTGGATACGCCTGCTGCGGCTGGTGTACTTAAGACTTACTACATCAAAGCTTTGGATTACAGTGACAACTATAGCGACGACCACAGTACAGCAACGTTCATTGCATCCGCGCCTAATAATGTCAGTGATGTAACGTATGTTTTTGCTGACACATCGCTAACGGCTGCTACTGTTACACTCTCGTGGGGCTTTAATAGTGTAAGTGCTTTCGGACTTAAAGGGTATGAGGTAACTTACGAAGGTCAAACCTTATTTGTAAATGCCAGCTCTACTACGTTACCCGCTAACTGGATTGGTGAACGCACATTTACAATTCAAGTAGTTGATTTACTTGGAAATAAGAGCACTGGTTATGTACTGCAAGTATTGAAGCAACTCCCTAATCCTTGTACTAATTTTAGAGCACAAGTGATTGATAATACAGTGATGTTTTACTGGGACTTACCTGCTATTACTACACTACCAATCGACCACATTCTTTTAAAGAAAGGTGCTACATGGGAAACTGCAGAAGTAATTGGTGAAAAGAAAGGTGCGTTTACAACTCAGAATGAAACACAAGGTGGTACATACACTTACTGGCTGTAGATACTGACGATAATGAGTCAGAGCCTGTCTCGCTAACAACAGCAGTTGGACAACCACCTGACTTTGTTTTCTTTACTAACTTTGTGAGCAACTTTGATGCTACAATGGTTAATGCTACGAAAGAAGTAAACATTAACCATGTGATACTTCCTGTAAGTACTTCAGATACCTTTGAGCAGCACTTTACTAGTAATGCATGGGGAACGCCACAAGACCAAGTTAATGCAGGATACCCTATCTACATTCAACCGAATGAGACAATGGGGTATTATGAAGAGACTTTTGACTACGGTACAATCTTGGCTAGTAGTAAAGTGACATTGGTTTATCAAGGTACGATTATTGCAACACCTGTTACAATAACCACAAGTATTTCCGTATCCGCAAACGGTTCAACATGGCAGGTCTATGACGGCGTTAGTGAAGTCTTTGCTACATCGTTCAGATATGTCAGAGTTAAAGTTCAGGTCAGTTCGGGTACAGATAAAGGTTTGTACAGTTTGGAATACCTGTCTGCTAGATTGGATAGTAAGGTAATCAGTGATTCTGGGAATGTTGCTTGCAATGCGAGTGATGCTTCTGGTACTATAGTGAACTTCGGTAAGGAGTTTGCTGATGTAAGTAGTATTGTAGTTTCCCCCCAAGGAACTACTGCCATTATTCCTGTGTACGACTTTAAGGATACTGTAAATAGTGGTACATATTCTGTTACATCGGGTATTTGCACTGTGAACGTAACTGCACATGGTCTAATCACAGGTCAGAAAGTTAAAATTGGTATTGCAAGTGGTACAGGTATATTAGGTGTATATACTATCGTATCTCACACTGCTAATTCATTCACTGTGAACATGGTGACACCTGATACGTCAGGTGATCTGAGTATCTATCCTGAATCATTTAGGTTGTACCTATTCAATACATCAGGTGTCAGAATAACAGCCAATGCAAGTTGGTCCGTTACAGGTTATTAACAATAGGGGCCGAAGCCCCTATCTCTAATGAAAGGGTTTGCAAATGGCAGATCACAATAAACCGGTGCTAACAAGCACATACGCTAATTTCGTCAGTGAACTTGATGCAAGGTTTGACGATCTATCTCTTGGGTTAGACCCTGCTGTAACAACAGCTACGAATCTCCCAGTTAACTCTCTCCGATGGAACTCTGCGCTTGGTAAAGATCAGAAGTGGAATGGTACAGTATGGAGTGATAAAAGTTCATTCTATGCACTAGGTATCGTGAGATTTAACAACGGAACAGCCGCTGCTCCGTCCATTACATTTAATGATGATGTTACCACAGGTATTTCTAAACCAACAGCAAGTACCCTCGCTATTTCTACTGCAGGTGTTCAACAAGCAAGTTTCAGTAGCACAGGTATGAGTCTGGTAAGTAACTTAAGCTTTACCGGAACAGGTAATCGCATTACTGGCGACTTTTCTAATGCTACACCTAATAATAGAGTAATGTTTCAGAGTAGTGTTACAAACGGTGATACTACTCTTGGTGTAATACCTAATGGTGCATCAACTACTTCTCAAGTGGACGTATATTCTAGTAACAATCTTGTGAATTCTAGTCTAGGTCAGATTGTTGCAACAGCTTCGGATATTCGACTGGTGTCTGGTATTATCGGAACAGGTACGTATTTACCTTTGAGGTTATTTACTTCAGGCATCCAACGAATGCAGATCGACACAAGCGGTAATAGTTCGTTTCAAGGTGCTGTATCATCTGCATCTTTTACAACATCCGGTAACTTGAGCTTTACTGGAACAGGTAACCGCATTACTGGTGACTTTTCTAATGCTACTCTTGGTAATCGTTTGTTTTTTCAAACAAGTACCATCAATAGCTCTAGCGAAGTATCTGTGATGCCAAATGGGACGGGTAATGGTTCTGGGTTTAGATCGTATTCACTGCTTGATGTTCT